TGGTAATGCTTCTGCTGGAATATTAAAAGCAATTGCTGGTAAAGATCTTACTGGTTCCTTGCTAGAAGGAGTAAAAAGTTTACCTGCAGGTGTCCAAGGACTAATGTCTGATACCATGTCTAAGATATTATCTGGTGCAAATCAGTCGATATCTCAAGATGATATCCTTGGTAGTACAACTGCTAAAATCAAGAACCCAAATGTAGAACTACTATTTGGTGGTCCTCGTATACGTAACGTAGGATTTAAGTTTAAGATGACTGCTAGAACAGAAAACGAAGCACAGCAGATCCATAATATATGTCATACATTTAAAATGGAGTCATTACCTGCTTTTGGTAATGCTGCTGGAGATGGTAACACACCTATGGATTCAACTGCATTTACCAACTTCATCAAAGTACCAGATTTGGTAAGAATGAAGTTAATGAAAGGTGGTGAACTACATCCATACCTATCACAATATAAAGCATTAGCATTAACTAATGTAGATATCAACTATACACCAGATGGTTCTTATTCAACCTACATAGGTGGATACCCTACAGCAGTAGAACTGTCCATCCAAATGGTAGAGACAAAAATCGTCTACAAAGAGAATCTCATGCAAGATCAGGAGTGGAGTTACTAATGTATCTTTCTATACTACCAAATTTAAAATACGACCAAAAACCACAAAGTTTTCCATTCTCTGAGTCGGATTTCGTACTAGCAAAGAATTTCTTTAGGAGATTTGAGGTTAATCCTGATGTATTCAGTTATAGCGTATTTTACAACAAATATTCAATAGAGAACGACCAAAGAATAGAAACAATTGCCGAGAAGGTGTATGGTAGTTCTAGTATGGATTGGATAGTAGCATTAACCAATAACATAATCAACGTTTATGAAGATTGGCCTATTTCAAACTATTCTCTTCAAAAATGGATGGAAAGTGAATATAGTGATCCATATGGTACAATATCATATTACGAAATTAAAGAAGATGTGAAAAATAGCAACGGAACGATATTTTTGAAAAAAGGGCAAAAAGTCGATAAAACCTTCTATGACGGTAATTTCCAATATAACAACGAAGACGTAAACAACTCAATTACCACAGTTGCTGGAAATACGATAAGTTCAGCAATTACGATATTTGACGATGTAACCAGAAAGAACGAATCAAAGAGAGAAATCTATATCTTGAAATCTCAGTTTGTTAAACCATTAGTTGCAGAACTAAAAAAGCAGAGCACCTACAAGAAGTGCTCTGCCTATATTTCTTCTAAATTAAAAGAAACTCAAATTTAGATCGACTTTTTTGATCAATTTTTGTCGGGAATTTTTTTCCCATGTTTACATAACTAGAAAGTCGATTTCACCACCTTAGAATTGCTTCGGATGAGTTATCACGTCACCGTGTATCTCACCGATATCATCTATGTGTGCATGATCTATGTCTACATGCAGACCTTTTTCATAAAAGTCTGCGATTCTTTCTAGTGCATCTGCAATGCGTACTAGTTCGTCACTCATCTAGTCTTCCTCTGCTAGTTTAGCAAAGTAACTTAGGGCATCATCATCATCGGCCACTGGCGATGGAGCACTCTTAGATTTAAAACTAGGAGCAGATGATGCAGCAACAGACTCAACACGTGCAGGTACTTCTGCTTCTTCTCTGTAAACAGAGGTTGGTGCAGGGGCACTGTTCAATACTAATTGAAGTCTGTTTTGGAGTTCATCGTATGTCTTGAACTGGTCTGGTGCTGTGAATGCTGCGAGACTATGTTGTTCCTTGTAGACTTTCTCAAGTTCAGAATCATCTGAATTAAGAGCACTAGGAGAATCAAACTCACTGCTATCATAGTTCCAGAATCCAGCGACTGTTTTAATTTTCAACTTAAAGTTCGCACCTTCCCAAAAATCGAAAACATTAACTGGTTTCTCATCTTGGAACTCAGGTTGCATTGCTGCCATGACCTTATCAAAGATCTTCTTACCATATCTGTATAAGAATACTTTACCTTCATTAGAAGGATCATTTGTATCCTTAATAACGTAGATATTACTGTAGTAAGAGAGTCTACGCTTTTGCTTACGTGCTAACTCTTTACCTTCTTCTGTACCAGCGTTCCAATGACCTCTATTAACTTCACCAACAGGATCCTTTTGATTAAGGGTTGTTAGAGAGTTTTCGATGTACCAACCACCTGGTCCTTGAAAAGCATGTGAATATACTTTTGCCCAAGGAATAGTTTCACCTTCTGGTACTGGTAGGAAACGAATAACTGCGTATCCACTACCTGATGAATCAAGTCCTGGTTTCCAGAACCTCTCATCAGCGTTACTATTATTACTTAACTTTTTTATCTCGTCTTGTAGAAAATCAAAATTTGCATTTGACTTCTTCTTTAACTCTGCGAATGACATATGATTGCTTTAGATTTAATTGGATTGTGTTGTGGGGGAGGTTGGATTCATGTTTACCAACAAGTAAGGGGCATTGCTACATTGAGTAGATTTTTACCTTACTATCTGAGACCCGACTGGTATGTCGGTTCTACCCTTGCGAGTAGCAGCACCACCTGTGTCTCATCACCTTAACTAGCCTTATGCCAGCAAGTTTATTCAGTCACTCCCATATCGAATTCGTCAACCCGATATACTATTTATAGCACGGATCTGAGGTGAAGTCAACCCCCTTTTTGTGTTTCTTTCAACATAAATCCTACCTTTCTCTTTAGTTCATCGAACATAGTTTTAATATCTGTATTAGGATCAGCACCAAGCATTACAATACCTTGCTTCATGTTCTCAAGGACTGTCTTTGCTTCTGGGTCATCACTTAATTGCATACGTGCATACATGATCTCTTGCTTCTCGATCATGAGTTGCAATGCTTCTAAGTATTCTAGTTTCTTCTCCTGTGTAAGCACAGGGAAACTCATAGCATACTTGAAACATAACTGTTGAAGCTCCATCATCTCTTGGATGTCGCCTCTAACTAATTCGGATCTAAAAAATTCGGAAGTCATACCAACATTAATTTTGCTCTAGATGTACGTTTGATAAAGTTCAACTGTTGTGCATCATATTTTAGTTTTTCCTTTAAGGGTTTGGAAATGAGTTTAGGAACTGTCTCCAATTCAATCTCATTATCATCACAGTAGTGTATTATAGCATCAATATAATTCATATCATTATTATTCAAAACTATTCGTTCTACTTCTTGAGAGAACTTCGCAGTAGTCATAAATTTATCTTCTAATAGTTTACTTTTTTCCATGTTTGGTTTTGTATTCGTCTATGTACTTAAAAAGTGATTTAAGATATTTCTTTTCAAGAGGACGAATAACTACTTGTGTCTCACCATCTTCACAGGAGACAATAGTAACTAGTTGTTTTACCCTTAACTTATATCTTTCCAGAAGCATACATGCATATGCAGTTTCCTGAACGAAGTAATCATAAAGATATGCTTCCTTCTTCTCCTTAGCAGAGGTTTTAAAATCTATAATGGATAGCAATCCATTGTACTCTGCTATGCAATCAACTCTACCTGCTAATTCTAAATGATCAGAGTATAAAGCTGCTTCTTGTAGTAATATATTATTTATGTTATCAATAATATCCTTAGAATGCTGAAACATTAGTACAGGAAGAGGACTATCCTTGTACTTGTCTAAGTCTAACTCATTATTAATATAATCTTCAACAATAGAATGAAAGTTAGTACCACGTGTAGTAGACCTCTTTGTTATATTGTTTGCTTTCTCTTCTCCAACAAACTGTCTCCACTTAGCAATTGCTTTAGCTTTCTTAGCGTTGTTAGAAATAACTGTAGTGACTGATGGATACTTGTTGCCTTCAGGTGTGAAGTACAACCTCTGACCATCAAGCATCTTAGCTTCCATTTCGATGGGAGTTATATCAGTACGATGAGTAAACACTATGTCAGTCCCGAATTTATTTTACTGATAAGGTAAGACTTAACAAGACCTGACCTAATGATGTCTTCGACACCAAACTCAACAGAAGAGAACTCTTTCATCTCCTCAAGGATACGTTGGAAATCTAAGATACCATTCTTCTCATTCTGTCTGATTAGATCAGTCTGGAAGACATCGCCAGCAAATATAATCCTTGAGTCTTGTCCTACTCTTGTTATTATACTATCTAACTCATGAAAATTCAAGTTCTGTGACTCATCAACTAAGACAATAGCATTGTCTAGTGTAGTACCACGTATGAATGAGGTAGACCAGAAAGATATAGTCTCTTGATGCTTGAGGTTTTCATACAACATATCAAACGCTGCATCATCAG